GGCTCGCGGTCTAACACACGACCTCTACTAGCCATGTTGCGATACGAAGGGGGAGAACTTCCCCTTCAAGGCGGGCGCATCCTGCTTTCTACGGATGCTGTTCGCTTTCCTCCTGAATTTGGGTACGGCGAAAATGAGGACTTCCTCAAAGTTTTCGTATTGTCGTATACCAAATTCCTGTACGATAGTCCTCTTGAAAGTGAGTCACCGCGGCCCATAAGGCCTACGATGCGCTTTTACAAGCGTCTTACCAGCGAGAATATCGTTGGTATAATCTCACAATTCTCGAAATTAGCCGATGAAATACTCTCATCAGAGTACGTAACCGGCGGTGACACCACAACTGGTGTCTTTATTGAGGCCATGAAGGGCACTCCAATTTTCAAGGAGTATCACTTATGGTTTCGGACTCGAGAGCCCGAACTGCTTAAGTATGTGTTGAGCTTTCTCCGTTTCGGGAAGAAGCTTAACTACATCGACCCGCAGCTCGATGCCGTTGCGTTTCGCAACTGGCAACTGGTCGAAGAGAGACTAAGTGATCTAGAATTTAGTGATGAGGATACCGCTTCCTTGCGGACAATCGTCGCTGAGTTGGTCAACCCGCTTGAACCGAACCATCTATTGCCTAAATTTGGCAGTGGCAAGGTCAGTGAGCACCATATCTCTGATGTGTATGAGAAACTTGAGTTCCTTAACACTGACGGGAAGCTGGATTACACCTTCTTTCGTGAAAGGCCTAATAGAGGCCGCGATGAGGGGTTCGGGTTTGTAAGACCCGTGACGAACAGGAGCCGCTCAAGGAGCTTTTCCAGACTCAAGTTTGTGCCGAAAGACATAAGCAAGAGCCGTTCCATATGTATGGAACCCAACGGGTATATGTACTTCCAGCAAGAAGTACTCCGTTGGATGGTTGACTCCATGAGTCGATCGCCGATCAGAAGGTTCGTTAACCTATCTGATCAGCAGTCCAATCGGGCTGCTGCAGTTCATGGTAGCCAATACCTGAGCAGCGATACGATTGATCTGAGCAGTGCTAGTGACAGTGTGCATGTGAATCTCGTGAGGAAGGTCTTTCCAAAAGATTGGCTTTTCTACATGCTAGGCACTAGATCCTCCAGGGTTGCTGTTCCTGGTGGTGAGGTGATCAGTGTGTCGAAGTTCGCTCCGATGGGTTCAGCAGTATGCTTCCCAACGCAGTGCATCATCTTCACGGCTGTTTGTGTGTACGCCTACATGAGCCAGGCTCAAGGTAGGACGACTGGTGACTGGATCCCTTCCAGGTCTGAAGTTGCGGATTACCTCCGCAATGGGATGATCGAACGGAGCTGGAGGAGTCCCTTTAGAAAGGACTTCGAAGCACCACTCGTATACGGGGATGACATTATCTGCGATAGCAGAGTTACTAATGCCATCACGACCACTCTAGAACGTCTTGGGTTTGAGGTGAACAGAGCGAAGTCGTTCACCGGTTCGCAATCATTCCGTGAATCTTGCGGGGTGTATGCTTACGAAGGCCAGGACGTGACGCCCAGGCTGTTCCGTCTGCCCTACTTCAAGCGGGGTGGATTAGACGCCAAAGTTTACGCGTCGCTCGTGTCGTCCATTAACGATATGCGTGACAACGGTTATCATGCCGTCGCAAGCTTTTGGTTATCTCTGCTGGTTGGGATGAATCGCAGCAATGCGAATATTCCCTTTGTTACCAACAGAGAGGACTTCGGGATCTATACGACGAACAAACGCCGTGTCGATCTGAGCCGTCTACGGTACAATGCCGATTGGCAGCGTATCGAGGAGCGTGTTTTGGCGATTGGTCCGAGGAAGTCCAAATCTACCAGGCCTAATAACCTGGATGAGTACAGACTGGACCAATGGTGGAGATCTAAGACTGGGGAATCTCAAGACCTCAGTAACATGAGGGGTTCTCTCATCCGCCCGCAAGAAACGCGGGTCGTACCGAAATGGGCACGGTGCGAATAAGAAAACTACAGCGAGGGGATAGAAAGCGATTTTGGGTCTACCAAGACATCTAGACCGCAGGAGCGACG